ACTTCATTATTGAGCTCTTCTATGTTGTATTTTTTTATTTGCTTAAGATAATTTGTATTTTCCTCAAGATTTAAAAAATCTTTTCTAAGCGCATTGGTTAATTCGAGGTCAAGTCCTTCCTCTTCTAAATCGTTAATTCGCTGCTCTAATGCAGTAAATTTTTCATCCGATACCACGCCACCGCTTTTAACGACAGATGCAATTTCTTCTCTCATAGTGACGCCTATTGCATTTGCTTTAGCAGTCATAGTTTTACTATCGAAATTATATTCTTGCACTAAACTACTTAGAACTGCCTCGGCCTCTGAGGTTAAAAGTCCTCTAGATAATCCCTTACCTTTACTTCCATCAGTCTTAGAAATGTTATCTTCTAATGATTCTAAAAATTCTTTTTTCTCGGCTAGAGTCCCTCTAGATCTATAATCACCTCTAAGGCGCTCAGCATTAGCAGTCACCGTCATTGAATTAACTTTTCTAGCAACTTCCTCTGGGCTGAAATTCCCGGCCAATAAGTATGCCTCGTACCGAGCAATTTCGCCCCCCATAAAAGAGTCCCAATCGACATAAGAGCCTTTTGATAAATCTTCTATGTTTCTTCTAAATTCACGCTCACCCTGAATGACTTCAGCTTTTCTTTTTGCATTTTCTTTTTTCTGATACTTTTCAGAGTAATCCAAGAAAAACCCATTCTTGGCGTTTTCCATATTTAACTTAAACGACTCTGCCGCAACTGGGTCAAACAATCCCAATGACTCAGAAAATCCTTCGACAACAGCGCTTAAGTTCATATTAAGATCTGACGGATCAATGTCATCATTTTGAGCATTGAACAAAACCGTTCCCATAGTCTGCCTAGCCAAAACTTCCATTTTTAAACTTATGGTTTCCTTAGCGGCATCGTATGCAGCACGTTCCTCAATATTAAAGCTAGACTTATCTCTTCCCTCAAAGGACTCTAAAGTCGCTTGAGCATCAAGCATTCCCCTTTCAGCGCCTGCTACCTTTTTTTGCCGAGAGGCTGTTTCAAAAGCAAAATTTGAAATTTGTTGTAGCGCCGCAGCAGTTCCCGATTGAGATCTAATTATTTCTTTGTTGGCAGCAAAATCAATTGATGGAACTCCTCTTGGTCCAGCAGTTCTTATCGGCTGATATAATAACTTTTCAAATATCTCACTCATCTTTATCCGATCCTATCCAATACTTTGCTCAACAATTTGCGCTGGTCCGCCAGTTCTTCGCCCAAATGGTGATGAGCTAAAAACACCTAATTCACTACCCATTTGATAAGCACTGCCAAACTGAGCTAATGCATTCATATATCCCTGCCGCTTAGCAGTAGTACCTGCAGATTGATATTGTGCAACTTGTATCAACCCTCCAGCCTCAATTAACTTTGCCTGCTCTTGACTTAAATTTTTATTTTCTTGACTGGTATAAAAATCTGTCAAACCCTTTTCTAAATTTGCTGTAACCAAGTTGTCAACAGAGCCAGAAAAAGGATCAATAGACCCGGCGGCTGCCCTGGCGTTTACAGTACCTAAATTTCTTGCCAAGTTTTTTAAGACTTCTACCCCATCTTGCCTATATTTTAATGTATCTGCTCTTTGCGATAGAGCCGCACTTCTAGCTTGTATAGCGGCCTGTTGAGCCTGCTGATTGTACATTGCTTGTTGAGCTTGGCCTTGCCTAATACTAGATATGCCACCAACAACTGCTGCTGCTACCGCTACATATTGCATATTATTGCCCCACTGACACTTTGTAATCCAAAGCAAGAACCGTCATATCGAGCGGGACACTTTGGGTAATTGTAATTTGACCCTCTTTATTAAAACCAAGCAAAGGGCCTACGGTTTTTATTCCAGTAAATGGAGGAACAGATGTATCTAAATTAGATTCTCCAAATTGCAAGAAAGACACTTGTTGACCATTTACTGTTAGAGATTGAGTTTCATACAACTCAGCGTTTACCTCTAATATACGTTTTTTAAATCCCCTCATAGAGCCAGATTGGATTTGGGGCTCAACAGGCATTGTTTTTATTTCAACATCAAAATTAAATCCCACCTCATAAGAGGTAACACTTGGCCTATCAAAAGATATTGTAGCTGGCGAAGATGAGACGTCAGCTGTTTCATCTGGCTGAATAGTCCCATCCAATATAACTTTAACTGTTTTATTTGCTAAATTTGGTGCTGCTACACTACTTGCAACAGCATTTTCCTGAATTGCCATATCCAAGTGTAAAGAATCGTCAAAATATTCAACACTATACGAGGTTGGCTTTAAGAAATCTGTAACAACTAATCTTGTTGCATCTGTAGTAGTAAGCTCCAAATTTTCCATCCCTGGATCAAGCCTTTGAATAAAAACTTGAGCACCACTCTTGCCAAGACCGAACGATCCGTTTGCGTCAAGCGCTTGGAATATATTTAATGCTGTTGTGCTGTCGCTACTAAAAGGCCTAAAGAAATAAGTATTTCCGCTTGGAGAGCTTGGAGGCGATGACCCAGCAGCCTCGGCTTGAAGCAAAATTGTTGTGCCATCATTTTTCTTAAATGTAACTTGAGAACCAACTGCTATATTGGCGTAGTCTGTAACAGTAATTGTTGCACTGGTTAAAGACCCTGTTGTTCTTTTTGTTACAACAAAAATTCTATCGACATCAACACCGACAGATATAAACTCACCATCGGTTGTAAATTGCGAAGGAGCTGTTACTTCTTGTGATCTCAATAATGAAAAAACAATCATTGATCCATCATCGCCATTAACAATCATCAAGCGATCACTCTCGTCAGTTGATGTTGCCCGTCTAATTGCCATTTCAACTGGAGTTTTAAATAAATGCCCAGAAAGCATAGATACGTTACTTGTGTTGTATGCAAGCTCTGTATCAGTAAATGCTAACTCATTAAGAGATTTACCTTCCCGTTGAATAAAAAGAGTGCCGCTATCAACACCAACAATAGAAACATCAGGTTTCGATCCATTTCTTGTAGCAACTTTTACGATAAAGTTTGCAGGGGTTATTGGTTCTAAATTTGCTTGAGGTACATAAAACTCGCCACCAGTAGTAAATATTTGTAAATCTCTACCGGAAAATATATCTGTTACTGAGTTAAGATTTGCAGTAGAAAGAGTAGCCTCAAGCGCAGCGTCATCCAAACCCTCGCCTTTGTCGAAATTAAAGAAATCATTAACTCTAGAAGCCCACACAGTCGATGGTAAAGATTTTGACCCAGCAAGCCAAAGCCTTCCTTCATGAAATGTAACTGCCTTTGGCCAACCCCTTGAGGTAGACCAAGCCTCTTCGTGACCCCTTTCTAATTCAAAATTGGCTTTAGTTATGATGTCAGTATTAAATAATGGGACCTCTGCTACGCATTCAAGGGTATGGTTATCCACCTTTCTGACAATTCTTAAACGGCCGAAAGGAGTAACATTTATATATTGATTTTCGTAGTAAGAAGCAGCTTGAGTAAATACATTACTTTCACTAGATCCGCCACTTTTCATGGCTTCTACTTTTATATTTCCAGAAGTTGTATCAACTTGCAAATGGTCAAAACTATCAGTAGTAAGTGTGCTTCCTGCTACTGTAGTTATTGTAAAAGCAAAATATGGAACATTAGTAAATGGGATAGTAGATTTTGTCCATTCATCGTGATCTGCCCCTCTGTAACTCTGGCAGGATTGCCGCTGTTAACTCAGGGATAACAACAAACTTATTTGATGTCCCATTTATATTTTCTACTAATACCCCATCCCTATAAACGTACAGATAACCTGGGATAATGACAAACATATAACTGTCATCAACATTAAATTCAAATGGGATAAGCCTAACGCCATCACCAGCGGTTGGGCCTATGTTACTAACATATCTTAAGCCCTCTCTTCGCCTGGCTCCACCTTGAGGCTGAATGATTACATTTTTGGCTGTTTCTAATGCAGAATAATATTGCTTTAAATCAATCCTAGCCCTAAGTAATGGATCGATTTCTCCAACAGCAAAGTTTGTTTGCATTTGGACAATTCTACTCATCCTCTAACCGATATAAGACTGAAATCTTCAATCGCCTCTATTTGTTTATTTTGACCGTCTATTGATGATGCAACCCTGAAAAAACCTCCTCTCATGTTTTCTGATGGAGATCCATTGGCCAAGACTCTAAAATATTCAGCTTTTGTAATTTGATCGGTAACTGTTTCAGCTATATTCCAAGCCATAGTGTACTTTAACAGTTGCACAAAATATGTAGGCATCTCACCCTCTGGCGGGGAATATTGATAATCAACATAAACCTCTTCATAAGAACTGAGTAATTTATCGCCTAAAATTTCCCATCCATATTGAATCGGCCTAGCGCCTGAAGAGCTTGAGTTGAAAACAGCTCTTACATTATTAATTCTATCCCCCGGAAGTTGGTACTCATATCTAAACTCATTTATGGGGGTGTTAACGGTTCTAGTTAGTTGTATCTTTTTATACGAAAAACTCCAGGGATACATACCTAATGTGCTATCCCTAATATCGTCATATAGACGATCTGTAATCTGAGCGCTATCTGTCCCTTCAGAAAATGAAGAGAGAGGCGCAGCTCCCAGCATTATCAAAGCGTCTGAACAAATAGACAATTTGGTATCACCAGATGCCATACCTCTCCTTCAATTTGGGCAACCTATTACAGCTGCCCCAGTTTGTTAAAAATTAATCTGCGTCAGTTACAGCAATGGTTGTACCATCAGACACATCAACTACGCCTGAGGCATTGCTTAGCACAATGGCTAAGCTGGCAGTTGGTGTGTTACTGTCATAGACGTAAATTAAATCTCCTACTTTAAGCAAGTCAGACGCATTATTAAAATACCCAGAGGTATTTACTGTTGCTATTGCATCTGCTGAGCTATATGACCACATTTGTGGCGCACTTCCAGCCTTGCTTTGACCGCCGATAGGCTGGAGACCAGTTTCAGAATATGCCATAAATTAATCTCCTTTTAGCTTTCACGACAAGTGATTTTAGTAATACCCTCTGCATCAATTGCAACAGATCCAGCAGAAAACATAGATGCTACCAAGAATGAAGTTTTCTCTGGTATGTAATCAACTCGACTCTGCTGGTTCATGCCGATACCCAAACCAACCGCATCTTTGTGGAATGCGTAAACGATTCGGTCACTAGAACCATCAATTGCCAAGCCGCCTTCATCACGATCACCAAGGTTTACAAACTTAAATCCTAGGAAAGTATCAACCTCACCTTGGACTAAAGCCTTGACTGTGTTGAAGTCTGAGCTTGTGACAGAAGTTTCGGCCAGTAGCGAATCCATGTTATTAGCGTGAGCAATAATACATCGGCCTTCAGCTGGGACATTTTTAGCGTCCATAACCTTCTTAGCGGCTCGTAATTTTGCTACGTTAAGATTTGTATCCGTACCGCCAATATCGTTAGTTACTGCATTAGTGCCTGAAGCAGCAACCAATGCATCAATAACAACTTGGTCCATTCTTCGGCCAATTGCTCCAGATACAACCTGAACCAACTCAGCACGATCTTGGAAATTAACTTTAGCCTGGTTAAAGATATCGCTGTATTCTGCTGCGATATAATCTTCCATTGTTGCAGTTACTTGGCTATAAGTTACGCTCATTGGCGTTACATCTGTTTGTGGCACTCGAATGCTTGCAGTACCCTTACCAATTTTTGGGAATTTTACAGTTGAACCCTCAACAGTTCGCTCTCGCGTCAATCCTGCCAATGCACGCTGGCCCTGGTAGGCTTGCTTAACCTCGCTGTCGAAAAGGGTTACAAATGCATTGCTGATAGATACAGCCATTTGTTTCTCCTTTAATAATTCAAATAAGGTTTAACATCGCTACGGTTGTCCATCTTGGGCCGCGTATTGCGAGAACTGGCCGAATAAACGGTTGTCAGTCAATAATGAATATATAGATGATAAAATCAATATGCAACTATTTATTGTTTATCATGTTACGCATTATGAGTGTCGAATGCCTCAACAAATAAATCCTCAACCTTTTTCGTAAACGCCATATCCTTGCCATACCTCGGGTCGGCAACCATAGCATCAAGCTCAGCTTTATTATGTTTGCTACCCTCTTGTATATCAATTGCAGGGATTGGAGACTCGTTATACGATTGCCTAATCTTATTTAATGCAGTAATGAAACTAGCATTTGTAGATGCGTTAGCAATAGCCTCGGTTTCTTTATCGCTAATAACTCCAGCTGTACTCAATTTTGTAAGCCAAGTGCTGGTCTCCGTAATGATTTTATCTGCGTTACGGCCTAACTTGCTTTTCTCTTCTTGAACGCTGGTTTGTGCAAAATCATCAGCAGCCCCAGCAGCATCAAAATACAATGAAGCAAAATCATTAAATGCGTCTTGGCTGATGCCATGTTTTTTAGCAAGATCCTTATAACCAGAAAGCATCTCATCATCATCAGGAACATTAGCCTCGGCAAACATCTCTGTAGCATATTCACCGTCTTTAGGTGCTTTATGCAATCCTTGAGACATCTTTGTCCTGAGTTCTTTGTAATCTTTATTTACCTTGTTGAGCTCGTTGAATGCCGCCTCAATATCTGGGCCATCATCATCAGACCAAAAGTTATCTGGAATCCAGCTCGGCCTTTCTCCCCAATCGTAAGAATCTTCTTCTGTTTTCTCCGAATCAAGATGAGGCATCGGATCAGGTTCTTTAGATTGCTCATCTTGGGCAGGTTCTTTATTAAGATTTAATAAAGTTTCTGTCTCCTGGTTATCGCTCTGCGGCTCCTGATCCTGCTCGGAGTTATCGCTCCCGGCCAGTGTTTCGTCTGTCATAAGTTACGTCCTCTTTTTAAGCGCTTTTCAATATCCCTAACGATAGAATTTTGACCCTCTCTATGGAAACCATAAGAGGAATCATCGCCCGGGAACCAAGTAGGCTGTTCAATAGTAATGCTACGCAAATACTCTAAAACAGCCTGACCTTCTTTCGTGGAAAAGCAACGCACGAAAACCTTATCAATCTCTTCGGATTCATTCACTTGGTGCTACCCCGCCTTGTTGAATTTGCTGCATAGAACCCTGCATCTCTTGTATAACCTCGGCTCTTTGCTCAGCATTATTAACCACTTTACGCGGTATGCCCATTTTTTCAATAATGTAGTCAATAAGCTCATCTTGATTAATTGCTACTTGCCCCATAGGGCCTGCAGATTGAGCTATTTGGACAAATTGCAATACATTTTGCAAATCATCCATGCTCTGAGATTGAGCAAGAGGCGATACCGGAACAATCCTGACGGCTTTACCGTCAGCCTTTATAGGCATAGATATTATGTTTTTCTCATCCATAACATAAAGTATGCGATTAACTAATGGCATCATGCACTCAGTAATTAGCCTTCCGTAAGCCGCGCCCATATTTTGGGACAGCTCTTTCATGCGCTCAACAATTTCGGTAGCGGATCTAGCTGACTGAGTATCAAGCGGCAATGTGTCATCAAGCAACATTTTCTTGATACCCATCACTAAATCGTTAATAATTAACTGGCTGACATTAAAATCAGCTGCGGCTCGCAAAGGTTTTAAACTTTCGCCTTGTGGTCCACCATTCCTAGCAACAGGGATAATTGCGCCCGGAGCAATCGTAATGTTTTGAGGATTAAGGACTCCATCATCAGCTGCGGTATAAACACCACTAACCGCAATAGACGCATTCTTTAAGATCATCTCTTTTACTTTGTTGAGCGTCTTAATATCTGGGAGCGCACTAACCAAAGGCCCTCGGCCATATACTTCGCCAGCAACCTTCATATATCGAGCTACAATCCAAGGGCTTACATCCATAGTCCTATAAACTAACTCTGTTGCCCCAGATCCTTTTTGATCTCTTGAATGAATGATGTGATAACAATAAGTTTGCATTGATTCAGACCAAATAGTTGCCTCAATCAAATCAACCTCTTCCTCAGGTTGCTGCTCAACCCTTCTTAACAAATCATCTGGTATTTTTGCGTCAGGCCATTGCCTCTGGATAACATCCAGTCTGAGTCGCATCTTGCGGTATACGTTATCCACAACACCATGAGGGCCTTCCTCAAGGCTAACCAAGTATTGCGGCACTGCCGTAAATCTTACTGGGGCATCATCATCGCCAGGCTGTACCAGCATTACAGCCGTTCCAACGCATAAGTCCAGTAAGAACTCAGACATA